ATGTACAAGTTAAATCATTTAATGGTATTAGTGCTACTTTATTGAGAGGATCATTAGGACATCATTATATGAAAGATTGGACAGAAGAACAATTGAAAGAGTATAATGATTGGCTGAAGAAGGAGAAATCGTGATGGAATTGAAAGATTGGTTGAACTCTATTAATCAAACAAAGAAGAATGTTTTGGAGGAAGATCCCACAGCAAAATACCCAGCATTTATTATTAATAAATGTTTAAGTGGTTCTGTTGATGCTATTTTGTTTGTAAATGAGATGAATATTAATCATCATTTGGATCATGATATGCAATATAATTTTTATCTAAATACATTGAGGAAACGTAAAAGATTTTCTCCTTGGCTTAAAAAGGACAAGGTAACGGACCTTGAGACGGTCAAAACTTACTATGGTTATAGTAATGATAAGGCGGCACAAGCTCTAAAAATCTTGACGACAGATCAAATTAACTTTATTAAGAATCGAATTGACATTGGAGGATCAAAATGAGTGTGGTTCAAGAAGCCGAAGTGAAGTGGGCACCTGATAGGATGATTGAGATTATTCTTAATGAACCTGATGATTTTCTTAAGGTAAGAGAAACTCTTACAAGGATTGGAGTTGCTTCAAGGAAAGAGAAGAAGCTTTACCAATCATGCCATATCTTGCATAAGCAAGGGAAGTATTATATTGTTCATTTCAAGGAACTATTTGCCTTGGATGGAAAGCATGCTAATCTCACAACTAATGATGTTCAACGTAGAAATCGTATTGCTCAACTTTTAGGTGATTGGGGATTGATATCAATTGTTAATCCTGGTATAATTACAGAAGTTGCTCCGTTGAATCAAATAAAGGTTCTCGCTTATAAGGAGAAGGGAGAATGGACTTTAGAAACCAAATATAACATTGGTAAGAAGAAGGTGACAGAACAGAATGACAAAATCGGAAATTCTTGATAGAATAAAAGAACTTTCGGATCAGTTGGGTGGTACTCTTTTACATCAGGAGGTATACACCACCGAAGGTGATAGAGCAAAACGTATTATTATTACATATGATAACGAAATTCCTGAATTGGATTAATAATCCATTGGCTATCGAAGATGGTGCTGGTATTTCTACCACATGCACGATAGATGAGAATCCAGTAGATTGTTTTACTTTCAAATTGGAAGAAAAAGGATTTACGTATAATGAAGAAAAGGATTGGTGGGAAAGAACCTGGACAGTTGAGACTAAGTATGGACAGGAAACTTCTTTAGAAGTTTATAAACAAGATGGTGATTCATGGAAGACTTTGATGTTTGGAAATGAAGGCGATCTTTTCTATGAACAAACTGTAGGATCAAGAACTGACGGATACTATACTATTTGATTATGTCAACAAAAGTTTATTGGCATTATTGGGCTCCTTGGCCAGAGAATGATCATCCTTTGTTAAGGGATGGTGTTTTTATTGATCCTGTTAGATACATTGATACGGAAGATTTTACCAAATATAGATTCTATCAATGTCCTGCTTGGAAATCTTGGGCTAGTAATACTTGGGTCTTTTATTCTCAATTAGATTGGGATGTAACAATAAAAGATAATGGAAATGATACCTATGGTACTGTTGTCAATTCAAATCAAGATCAATTTAATGAATTCTGTCACCACACTGAGATAGAAATTATAGAAGGTCGGGAAGTTATTATACAAATTAATCCATCAGTTCTTATGTGGACAGATAATAAGAAAGTATGGTTAGAACAAATTCAACATCCAAGTCTTGAAATTGTTAGTGCCCATTTTAAATTAGGCACTTGGAAAAGAAATCTATCATGTGCTTTTCGTACAGCACACCTCAAAATTAAAAGAGGTGATCCTATGTTTATGATACGATTTAGTGGAGCGGGAGAAAATTATCAATTAATAAAACGCAAACCGGAAAGAAAAGTTGTTTTAGAAGTTTTTCAAAATTTAAAATTAAAAGATTATTTGCCTGGTAAGGCTTGGGGAATTATGAATAGGGAAAGTACGGGTAAGTGCCCATTTCGTTTCGGTTAACTGTACTGACGTTTTTGTTGATCTATGGTATAAATAAGTATGGATGCCTTCGGGGTCCACACAACACAAACTCGCTTAACAAGGAGCTACTATCATGGGTAACCTAACAAGGTATCATGCTGCAGATCTTCCACAATTGATGGATAGAATTACGAAGAACAGCATAGGACTAGACAATTTTTTTGATACATTCTTTGATACGAATGTAACAACAAATTATCCACCGTACAATTTGATTCATGTAAACAATGTTGAATCCAGACTTGAAATTGCATTAGCTGGATTTAAAAAGAAAGAAGTAAAAGTTTACACTGAATATGGTAAGTTGTATGTAGCAGCAAATAGGACAGATAAGGATGAATCTGAGTATGTTCATAAGGGACTAGCACAGAGATCTTTTGAAAGAGCATGGACTCTATCAGAAGATGTAGAAGTCGGTGATGTTTCTTTTGAAGATGGACTTCTTACTATTAAGTTGGGTAAAGTAGTTCCTGATCATCATGCTAGGAAGGAATACCTCTAATGGGTATTTCGGAAAGAGGACCGCCTTGACGGTCCTCTTTTTTATTGGTACAATACTAGAAGGAAAAATTTTTTAACAATGGCTATTAAACTTGCTTTACTCAAGTCTGGGGAAGAAGTTGTTGCGGATGTCAAGGAACTGGTATTTGAGTCGAAAGTAGTTGGTTATGTATTCAATAATCCTGTTACGATTACTTATTTGAATCCAGAAGTTCTTATGGAAGGAGGATCATCTTTGAACATGTCGTTTCAAATTTGGAATCCTCTTGCTAAGGATAGAAACATTCCCGTTGCTCCTGATTGGGTTGTGACGTTAGTTGATCCCATTGATCAAATTATAACTCTATATACAACACAATTAGCAAAGGGTAATGATGGAGGAACAAACAACGAAGAATCAGACAATCAATCTGACGCCGGAAGTGATTCAACTGTTGTTCTTAAAGAATGATAGTATTTTAATTTCTAAAATTGAAGATGTTGGTTCTGAGTTGGGTGAACCTGATTGTAAATTAACCAAACCATATGAAGTTGTTTTGGATGAAGATAATAAAACAACGTTGGTTCCTTGGTTAATTAAATATACAGATCAACGTCAGTTCATGGTTCATTCTGATGAAATTTTGACCATGGCTGATCCCAATGAAAAATTATCTAAACTTTATAATGAAAAAATCCTCTAATGAGATTCTATACTAATGTTCAAATGGTTGGGGACCAAATTCTCGTCCGTGGATATGAGAATGGTCAACGATATAGCAATCGTGAACTTTTTCGCCCAACTTTGTATGTTGATTCAAAGAAGAAAAGTAAATACAGAACATTAAATGGCGACACCGTAGAACCTATAAAACCAGGTACTATTCGTGAAACTAGGGATTTTATAAAGAAGTATGATGGAGTAGATGGATTTAGACTCTATGGGTTTGAACGTTTCATCTATCAATATATTGCAGAACAATATCCAGAAGAAGAAATTAAGTTTGATATATCAAAGATTAATTTGGTAACAATTGATATTGAGGTTAAGGCTGAATACGGATTTCCAGATGTAGAGAATGTTGCTGAAGAAATACTTTTAATCTCAATCCAAGATTATAATACAAAACATATTATTACTTGGGGTGTAGGACAATTTAATAATAAACAAGAGAATGTTGAATATCGTTCTTATCCAGATGAGTTTGGATTGTTGAATGCTTTCATCCAATGGTGGATGGATAATACTCCAGACGTTGTTACTGGATGGAACTGTGAACTATACGATATCCCATATCTTACCGGCAGAATTAAAAGAGTTCTTGGTGAGAAACTTATGAAGAGACTCTCTCCTTGGGGATTGGTAACTCAGGATGAGATTTTTATTCGAGGTAGAAAACAATTTGTATCTGATATTGGAGGTATATCAGTTCTTGACTATATGAAACTTTATCAGTGGTCTCCTGGTACTCCTAATCAAGAATCTTTTCGGTTGGATTATATCGCCCAACAGGAATTAGGACAAAAGAAACTCGATCACTCTGAGTTTGATACTTTTAAGGATTTTTACACAAATGGTTGGCAAAAATTTGTAGAATATAATATAGTTGACGTTGAACTTGTTGATAGACTTGAGGATAAACTTAAGTTGATTGAACTTGCATTGACAATGGCGTATAATGCCAAGGTTAATTATCAAGACATCTTCTATCAAGTTAGGTTGTGGGATTGTATTATTTTCAATGAATTGAAACGCAAGAACATTGCTATTCCATCAAAATCTAGAAGTGAAAAGGATGAAAAATACGCAGGAGCTTATGTCAAGGAACCAAAAGCGGGACGCTATGATTGGGTGGTCAATTTTGACCTTAATAGCTTGTATCCTCATCTTATCATGCAGTATAACATCTCACCAGAAACCATCAGGGAGACTAGACATCCCAGCGCGAGCGTTGAGAGGATTTTAAATCAAGAGTGTGAGATTGATAGTCAATATGCGACTTGTGCTAATGGAGCACAGTATAGGAAAGATGTGAGGGGATTTCTCCCTGAACTGATGGAGAAGATGTATAACGAACGTGTCATCTTCAAAAAGAAAATGATTGAGGCAAAGAAAGCATATGAGAAGACCCCCACTAAATCACTGGAAAAGGAAATTGCAAGATGCAACAACATCCAAATGGCGAAGAAGATCTCTCTTAATTCTGCTTATGGTGCTATC